GGATCATAAAATAATAAATACTCGAAACTTACTCGACTATTTTGATTTTTCTGAAAAAACAAAAGAAGAAAGCACAGAGGTAAATGAAAAATATAAAAATGCACTTGAAACATTTATTGTAAATACGTCGTCACCAAAAAGAAAAACCGAGTTAACAAACAAACTTGTTCCATTAAGAAAAAAAATAAATCAAATTGCTGATCTAACTGAAGTAAGAATGTTAATAAACATTTTATCACAAGAACGCGCAGATGATCATGACAAATGGATCAGAACAGGTTGGTGTTTGCATAATATTAACAAAGATAATCTTTTGGACGACTGGATAAAATTTAGTTCTAAATCACAAAAACACAAAATAAAAAGTATTGAACATGGCAGAAGTCCGGAGCGTTGCATGTACATGTGGAACGAAATGAAAAGACAAGAAAGTGGTCTTGGTGTTGGATCATTGCATAGATGGGCAAAAGAAGACAATCCAAAAGAATACGAAGAAATACGCCGTTCAAACTTAAAATCACTAATAAGAAAGAGTGCTTCGTGTACTACATATGATGTTGCACGTGTTGTGTATGAAATGTACAAATACAATTTTAAATGTATAAGTTACAAAGAAAATAAATGGTACGAATTTCAACCAGCAAAACATCACTGGGTTATAATAGAAAAAGCACATACACTTATTAAACTTATAAGTGAAGACGTTGTCAAGCAATATTTAAAAACTATTTATGAAATGAATCGTGATGCTACACTAAAAGCCCAAAAAACACAAATGGAACTAATGAATAATCGACAATCCAATAATATACCATTATGTGTGTCACCAGCGCCTAGTACAGCTTCTTCTGATATAAGTGAAACTACATTTGTACCTATTACAAAAAGAAAAGAAACTCAAGAAAGCGATGAAACGCTCGATATGGTTGAAAATCTTGTTGCCGTTACGTTTAAACTACGCGACATTTCTTTTAAAGAAAAAGTTATCAAAGAGTGTGGTACCATGTTTGGTGAAAATGCAAAGCAATTTTTAGAAAGCATGGATGCGAATCCATATCTTATTGGATTCGACAATGGTGTTTATGACTTACAAGCTGACGAATTTCGCGATGGAAGATCAGAAGACTATATTACATTTAGTACTGGTTATGACTACATAGATTTTGGTCCAATTGAAGGACCAGAAATAGAAGAAGAAATAAGAGAAATTTACGAATTCTTTGAACAAGTATTTCCTCAAAAATCAGTAAGAGAATATATACTCCTTCTTCTTTCCAGCTTTTTAGGAGGTACAACTCGAGATGAAAAGTTTCATATTTGGACGGGCATAGGTTCTAACGGGAAGAGCAAAATGCTAGAACTTATCGAGTTCGCATTGGGAGACTATGCATGCAAATTATCAAATACTGTGCTTACACGAAAACAAGGTAATAGCAGTAATGCATCACCTGATATAGAACAAACCAAGGGAAAGCGTCTTGCCAGTATTCAAGAAACAGAACAAGACGATATGGTAAATGTTGGACGTATGAAAGAACTAAGCGGTGGAGATAAAATTTACGCTCGTGGTTTGTTCAAGGATCCTATTCAGTTTAAGCCACAATTCAAAATGATACTATTATGTAACGAGCTTCCTAAAATTAATGCAGACGACAATGGTACATGGAGACGTATAAGAGTTGTGCAGTTTATTTCAAAATTTACAGACAATCCAAAACTCGAAAACGAATACCCTATTGACCATATGCTTTCAGAAAAAATCCATAAATGGAAAGAAGCATTTGTATATTTGCTATTGCAACTATATAAAAAATACAAAAAAGTAGGGCTAAAAGAGCCTCAGGAAGTGCTTGAAGTAACACGTGAATATCAGCGAGTTAGTGACTTATACAATGACTTCATAACTGATAACATTGCCAAAAAAGAAAATTGTCACATTGGACTCAATGAAACATATCGAGTTTTTAAAGATTGGTTTAAGAATAATAGTACACAATCAATGCGTCCTCCAACAAGGACATATTTCAAGGGTAAAATGGAACAAAAACTTGGTCAAAAATACGAACAAAATCGTTGGACTGGGTTTACCTTAGTAGACGAAGAAGACGAAGACGAAATAGATTAAAAGTATGGTATATACCTAGGTTTATTATAATCATAAATTTCTATTACAAACGTTCCATTGTAACCAGGTATACTAATTTCATCACCATCATAAAATTCTTTACTTTGTTCAATAGGTATTTTAAGAGAAGTATTTAAATGATTTGTAGTATAATAATCCCAATTATTTCTATTCAGTTTACGTCCCATAAGAGGCATCATTTGTTCTGGATCAGTTACAACTTTTTGACGCAATACACCTACTTGATGCCAAGAAGTATATTCACCTTGTGTAGGAATATTGATTCTGTTATCCAAGTATATATTTTCTCTAAAAGGACCATTATCCATTTCATCGCTTTTATCCATTTCATCCATTTTATCGCTTTTATCCTTTTTATTCATTTTATACGAGCTATTACCGTTTAATAAATCATAGTACTTTGATTTGTACATGTCACGCTCTTGAATAAATTGGGTCATAAGCATAACAAATATTATTCCGACAATACCAATTATGGTATATAAGCCAGGAATACTAAAACAATATTCACCTGCAAATGCGTCCATTATAATTAACGCAAATATTTTAAATGCAGTCAGAAAATAAAATTATAAATTCTTAGACTAATCAATATGAAGCACGCAAAAGCAAGTAAAAAAAATATATCATGCAGTGAGTTTACGCATATTGTGCATATTTCTGATATTCATATTAAGCCATTAGAAAGACACGACGAATACTTAAAAGTATTTCAAAGCTTGACAAATAAAATAAAAAGTTTTAAAAATAAGCACAAAATTGCTATTGCAATAACAGGAGATATTTTTGATAATAAAACAGTATTCAAACCCGAAACATTTAACTTATGTAAAATGTTTATGAAAGATTTATCGCAACAAGCACCAGTATTTGTTATTGCAGGAAATCACGATATGCTTGAAACAAACACACGACGACTTGATGCATTGACACCCATTGTAAATGATATTCCAAATTTATTTTATTTTTCTTTAAGTGGATGTTACAAAGTAAATGATTACGTTTTTGCAGTATCGTCATTGTATGACAAAGAAATAACTAAAATTGAAAATAAAGACAAACTTAATACTGTTATTGGAATGTATCATGGTATGTTAGCAGACACCATAGAAAACGAACGCGCTTGTTTAACCAGTGAAGATTTTATTAATTATGACATAGTTATGCTGGGAGATATCCACAAACGCCAAATGATTAAACCGCATATTGGTTATTCAGGCAGTCTTATTCAACAAAATTACGGCGAACCATTAAACCATCACGGTGGACTATTATGGGACATAAAATCAAAAACTGCATCACAATTTGATATTGAAAACGACCACGGATTTGTTGACATAGTATGCAATGATGGTATATGGGTCAATAAACAAATCGAATTACCAAAGCACGTATATTGCCGCTTTATTGCATCAAATACCAGCGATTACGAAATAAAAGAAATTATTAAACAAATTGAAACAAAAACAGAATCATGTATTGTAACCATTAAAACACAACCAAGAGATAGCCTTAAACACGAAACCCAAAATAATTCGATTTCAAACGAATCAGATATGCTAACAAAGGAATGTGATATTCTCAAACTGGACATTGACACAATGCTTTCATTACATAATGTATACAAACAAGAAGCACTAATAAAAGACAATAATGAATATTCGTCGTGTGTATGGAAACCAATAAAAATGGAATTCAAAAATTTATTTGGATACAATAATTCCAAGGTACATACTATAAATTTTTCAGACAACGTATACAGCATACAAGCACCAAATGGAAACGGCAAAACATCCATTGTCAATGCATTGATATTCGGTATATACGGCAAAACACCGTTGGTACCATTTGGTCGTGGTCATACATACGATATAATAAATAATCTTGAAAACAACGGCTTTGTAAATATTTACTTTATGTTTAACAATGTTCATTATTTAATAAAACGATACAACAACACGTCTAACAAGCGGTACAGAACAGAAAAATTTATTAACACAAAATTACAATCATATACGTTCCATGTTGAGCTTTACGAATATGGAAACAATTTTGATAATCCCGATCCAAAAAAGATTTCTGAAACTGGTAACGCAACTGATGCAGTTATTTTGAAAATGTTTGGCGATATTGAATATTTCTTGCATTCCAATTTAATGGACAAAGAAGCATCAAAAGATATTGCCAGCTCAACTGCACAAACAGAGCGACTAAGAATATTAAAGAAAATTTTTCACCTAGATTACTACGACGAATATAAGTCTATGAATAATTCCAGAATAAAATCAATGAAAAAGACACAAGATGCTCTTATGAATGAAATAAAAGGCATGGAAGCAACATACCAAGAAATGGATAAGGACGTGCTTCAAAATACTATAACAAACGAAAAAAAGGAACTAAAAGAAGAAGAAAAAGGACTACAACAATTACAAGAAACACTAACACAAAAAGAAGAACTTTTTCAGTCTACGTTGTCAAAACTAGAAATTGCAAATTTAAAGCTCGATAATACAAAGCATCACAAATCAAATTATTCTCAAAAAGAACTTATACAAAAAATTAAGAACCATGCTTATTATAATAAACAATTAATCAATGAACAAAGCAACAGTGTAGCATGGTATGACTCTGAAATAAAAGGTCTCAATAAGCTAAATAAAGAATACACTCGTAATATACTCCATAAAGGAACAAAAGAAGAAATAATGCAAGAAATAGAGGACCTTGAAAGTGAAAAAGAAAATATTGGTTACATAGAAATTCACGAAGAACTAAAAGAAGAAGAAAAAGAAAATTATTATAACTTTAAAAATAACCAACAAAATTGCAGCAACAAAATTAATGAACTTGAAAACAAAAGTTGTATTGAAAACGATTTATCATTACAAGAAATAATCGAAGAAATTGAAAATGTAAAACAACAACGCAATGAATTATTAAAAAGATCTTCAAATACAAAGTCGAGAAAACAGCTTGAAACAGAATTATATTATATTCGCCAATCCATTGTCGAAACAAATGAAACCGAAGAGCAAATAAATCAAACAATCCAAAATTTACGCGTTGAAATAGAACTATTAAAAAGAAAAACAACAAATGAAACAATCGATGAATTTTATTGCGATAAACCAAACGATGTATTAATGCGGTTAAAATCTTCTCTTGAACGTAAATTAATAGACCCGAACTCCATAATCATTCCACCAAAAATATTAATTGACGAAGAAAACCAAGAACTACTATTTAATGCCAATGCAATTATTGATGACTGTAGAAATCGACTTGAAAGTTACTATGACAGTATATATTGCGACAAAGAACAAATCATTGAACTACTTGACGTCATAGACACTCTTCCATATAAAAAAGTGTCTTCGTCGTATATTAACAGTGATCACGATAACATTTTTAAGCGTCTTGACAAAAAAAATATTGAAAACATTGAAACAATTTTAAAATCATGCTGTGACAATACTATTGATATTGGATTGGTTGAAACACTGCATAGAGATATATTTATTCAAGAATCTTTGGTTGACAAGTACCAAAATGCAGCTGAAAATAACAAAAAACACGACGAGCTTAGCAAGTTAAAGCAAGAAAATGAAAAAATATTAAATAACATAAATAATATTCAAACAATACTTGATATTAACGAGTATAACGAAAATAAACAAAAATTAATTACTTACGAGAAAAAATTAAACAATATAAATAAAATAAAACAAGCACACGAAATACAGCAACATTTAGAAGATTTAAAATCAACAAGCCCCGATTCCATTGAATCGGAACTAAATGAACTTGACGAATACAATCAAGAACTCATAGAGCATATGAACTATGTAAATTTGAAAAATTACAAAGCACAATACAAAGAAAATGAAATAATAATTGAACAACTAAAAAATAAAATAGATAACCATAAAAAATACACAAACTATTCCAAGATAGCACAACAAATCCATAATTATAATCAAACACTGACTTATTTAACCCGTTATGAAGACAATAATATTGAAATCGAAAAATTACAAAACCAAAAGCAAGAACAAAAAGAAAAAGAAAACTTTTTATTAATAAATGACCAACTAACTTACATCGAATTAAAAGAATCGTCTGTTAATCTTAGTATTGAAAAAGAAAAATTACAACAAGAATTATTACCGCTTAAAAAAAATTGTAGTGATTCAAATAATAAAATAACATTATTAAAAAGTAACATACAACTGAACAAAGAAAGAATCAAAACCATTGAAACTACTAGTACGAAAATTAAGCAATGTATAAGTGACATAAAAGATATTCAAATACAGTTATCCAAACTCGAAGATTATGATAAACTTATTTCTAATAAAGGACTACCGTCTAAAATTCTTTACGACATTATAAAGTCGATCGAATACTATATAAATAGTCTTATCACAAGCTTCATAAATTACCGACTTGAATTTGCATTTGACTATGATAAACAATACTTAGAAATTTTATGCTATAACACAAAAACAGAAAAATGTTTGTCTTTCCAGAGGTTATCCGGTTACGAAAAATGCGTTGTTAGAATAGCATTAAAGCGAGCAATTAATAAATTTTCGTGTAATTCAAAATCGTCTTTAGCTATTATTGACGAGGCATTTGACTGCATCGACGAAAATAATTTTACTTCAAAATTACCACAGCTTATTTCATTAATAGCAGAAGACTATGACGTTACATTAATAATTTCACAACGGGATATTAGCCATATTGCAGACAAAACAATAAAAATAAGAAATAATGCTATTGCTGTGTATTAGTATTTTCCAAAAGCTCTGTCATACATTTTTTATGTTTTTCTCCAATTAATACAAAGTCACTTTCGTCATCATCGCTACTAAAGCTTTCATCAAAATAATTATCAAATTTTTTATTGCAAATAATTTTGGTAACCATAAAAACAAATAATCCAAACGTAGAAATACGTGTTAATGAATAAATAAATTCAATTAAGTACATTTTAATTTAATACTATAATTTTAAATGCCATATTGTTTTAAAAAACAAACAATATAATAAAAATGAATATAACTTTTGCAAACGTACCGGGTATAATACAGTATGAAAATGGCAATTTTCAATATTCACTAATGACCATAAAAGAACTAACAACAGATAATTATAGTTTATGGAAAGGACAACGCTTTATAAACAGACAACACATAAAAGAAATAAAAGAAGAAATGATTAACAGTATAAATACTACTAAAAATATAAAATATTCTTCTAGTTTACCTCACATAGCTCTTACAACAGATAAAAAGAAATATATTATAGATGGACAACATCGCATAGAGGTATACAAAGAAATATGTAAAAAACATAATAATGCTATTAAAGTACTTGTATTATACGAATATTGTAATAGCGATGAACAAGTAATGGAATCATTTAAACGTTCCAATACACAATGGGAACAAAATGATGAAGTAAAAAAATGGATACATGGTGAAGAAAACGAACATCCAAAACCGCAAAATAATATGGAAGTAATTCAAAAATTATGGAACGAAAAGTTAACAGAATACGGTGGTTTAAAAGGAATGATTAGTAGATCTTCTAAACCACAAAAACCAAACATAAATGAAAATAATTTTTTAAATTCTCTTACAAGTTTTACAAGTTTTACAAGTTTTACAAGTTCCATTGAACCTAATAAGAATATTACTTACGAACAATTAAAGTTACAATTAAATAATGCAAATGAAAAAATAAAAAATTTAAAAAGTACAAACGAATACAAAGTAAAAAATCCAGAACGTTGGAAAAAATGCGAAAAATTTAATTGTTACATTGGACTAGTACCAGATTTTACAATTTATATGAAAGAAGAAAAAAAACAACAACGAACAAATATACCTTCTGGAATAAGAAAAAAACTGTGGAAAAATCATTTTGGTGAATACGCAGCTGTTGGTAATTGTAAAGTATGTACAGATTTAATCCACATAAATAGTTTTGAAGCAGGACACATAGTGGCAGTAGCAAAGGGAGGATCAAACCACATTGAAAACTTATTACCGATATGCCAAACTTGTAATCGTTCCATGGGTACAACAAATTTATACGATTATAAAAATAATTATTTTAAATAATTAAAAATTTTTTTTGTTGTTTCAAAATAAAATTTTTTTTCGGATTTTTTAATATTTAAAATATTATTAATAGTTCTTAAATTTGAATCGTATAAAACATCAAACTTTTTTTCTTGAAACAACAAAATATTTTTTAAACTTTCATATTCTTCGTTGTCAAGACAATCTGTGATTTTAACTTTATTGCAATACTGTATAAGCTTTCTTTCTTTTGTATTGTTATCAAGATCTTGCCAAGTTAGTTCATGAATACAACCATTAAGACCGATTTGTCCATCCATAATGTTTTCGGTAATATTTATCAAATTTAAATTGCATATATTTTCTCTGTTAACTACATAATTATTATTTCTGTTAACTTTTTTAAATTTTTTTGGATACACTTTAATCATTTTAAAATTTAAAAAATAACAATCAATTTTTAAATTAAATATTTCCAGAACGTGGTATATGTTCATTACCAACACGAGTATTTAATGGTTTATATATAATATTATAGTCTTCAACAGACATTGAATACTGTCTTTTGGTGTCTAGGTGTTTCAAATTTTTAAAATTAACTGGTGCACAATTATTAAACCCCATGTATAAATTATATGTTTCCATTTTTATAATATACAAATATATTAAAAAATAAATTATAAAGTTATAAAAGATGCAAGCATATTCATATGACAGAGAAACTGGTATTTTTATTGGTATTACAGTAGCACATGAAAATCCAAGACGACCAAACAACTACTTAATACCCGCACAGTCTACATTAAAAGAACCACCAGTAATAACTAATCCTTCAAAAGTAGCAAAATACGATGGTAATAACTGGTTAATTATAGATAAACCACCAAAACCATTAACTGAAGAGGAAAAAGCAGAAGAAGAATTTAAAAAGAATTATGTAAAACCTGATCCAGTACAATTACTACGAAATAAGCGAGACAGAATGTTGGCAGAAGTAGATTGGTATGTAATACGAGCTGTTTCTACTAACACGGAAGTTCCAGAAATTGTAAAAGATTATATGCAACAACTAAGAGACTTACCTTCCAATAGTAACCCACAATTAAAAGAAATAAATTTATATTATCACGTACTTGATGAAACATCAGTAAATTGGCCTGTTTTAAACATTTAATTGTTAATACTTTATACATAGTAATAAAGCAATATTACGTGGACGGGTTTCACCAAGACTACTACTTGATACTTTTGATGAATCGAAATATAATATACCACTATTACTTCCATCACTACCATTTGGCGTATTCCATGAATTCCATCCACCGTAATGTGGTTTCCAAAATGGACCAGAACCACCACCACCTCCATATGCCCAAGTTTCTGAAATTTTATACATTTGACCAGTTAATGTTTTTGTTGCATAACTCTGAACATTCGAATTAAATTGTCTATTTGACTCTGTTGTAGAACCACCGTATGTATAAGTAGGGTATTTATCAACACCACGACCATTGTCCCAACACCGTATAAATTCACCACGTAAGTCAGGTAAATTAAAACTATTAGCATCAACAGAACCATATGTAGTACCTATTATGTTAAACAAATCTATAAAATCATTTCTAATTAAAGAAGCACCGTTACATTCTAACCAACCTTTTGGTACGCTAGAACGACCAAAATATGCAACAGTACCAACTATTAAATTTATTTGATTTGTTTTTATTTCACTTACTTTCATTTACATACCATAAGAAAATAAATAATCGCTTTAATACTTTATACATGCTATTAAAACTACGTTTCGTGGTCTTGTTTCTCCCAGACTACTATTAATAACTCTTGATGAATCAAAATAAACTGCCCCACCAGCACTATCGTCGGTACTACTTGGTGTCAATCCTTGTCCATATCCACCGTATTGTGGTTTTCTAAACACACCATATGCAGATCCATTATAAGCCCAAGTTTCTGATACATAAGCGACACTACCAGATATTGTTTTTGTTGCATAACTCTGAACATTCGAATCAAATTGTCTATTTGACTCTGTTGTAGAACCACCGTATGTATAAGTAGGGTATTTATCAACACCACGACCATTGTCCCAACACCGTATAAATTCACCACGTAAGTCAGGAAGAATAAAATTATCACTATTTGTGTATCCATATGTAGTTCCTATTTCTGAAAATAATTCAATATAATCAGATCTATTTAATACTGCACCGTTACATTCAAGCCAACCGATTGGAGGACTAGAACAAGCAAAATAAGCAACTGTTCCAATCATTACATCTATGTTTTTAACAACTATTTCACTAATGTTCATTTAATAGTGAAAAAGAAAATAAAATAATGCTTTCAGTATTTTATACACGCTAATAAAGCAATATTTCTTGGTCTTGTTTCTCCAAGACTAGAATTTGATACTCGTGATGAATTAAATTCAAAAGACCCGGTACCACTACTATCAACGTGATTTGGAGTATTCCCAGCATAATAACCACCAGATCTCCACATAGGTCCATTAGCAGAACCATAATTAGCAAATGTTTCTGATATTTTATACATAGAACCAATTATTGTTTTTGTTGCATAACTCTGAACATTCGAATCAAATTGTCTATTTGACTCTGTTGTAGAGCCACCGTATGTATAAGTAGGGTACTTATCAACACCACGACCATTGTCCCAACACCGTATAAATTCACCACGTAAGTCAGGAACATTAAATGTAGCTCCATCATCACCAGACGTATATGTTAACCCCACGCTATTATATAAATCTGGATAGTCATCTCTATTTAAAGCAGCACCATTACATTCAATCCATCCTATTGGAGGACTAGATTTGGGAAAAAATAATATTAAACCAGTTAATATATCTATTAAACTAGTTGCATCTATTGTACTTATGTTCATTTAAAATAGAAAAAGAAAAAAGTAACTTATTTAATACTTTATGCATGCTAATAACACAATATTTCGTGGTCGTGTTTCATCTACTCCTCCACGACTAGAATGATCTGGATCAACGCGCGTATTTCTTCCAGCACCACTGTAATGATCCATTATACTATAACTACTTGCATCGGAGACAAGACCATGTGTTTGGTAATTAGTATTACCACTTCCGCTAAAATTACGATCATCAATGGGTGCACCAGACATCCAATGTACGTGGTTTTCAAATGTATCTAACTGAAAATTACTATCGATAGAACGACTATAATCTTCACCAATACCATGTGACCAACATCGTATAAATTCACCACGTAAGTCAGGTAAATTAAAACTATTTGAGTCAACGGATCCATAACGTGTACCAACAACACTATAAAGATAGTTATAATCTTCTCGGTTTAAAGAAGCACCATTACATTCAAGCCATCCAATAGGCGCTGATGTTCTTGCAAAGTAAACCACTGTACCTACCATTACATTTACTTGTACACCACTGCTTATTTCACTAATGTTCATTTAATAATAAAAAAGAAAAAAGAAAAAACAATTTAATACTTTATGCATGCCATCAAAACTAAATTTCTTGGTTTTGTACCATAATTTCCAGCTGTTCCAGTGTCACGTACATTTCTACCAACACTAGAATTACGATCTGTCGTGCTAGAGCCTCCAGCATCGGCAATCACACCATATTCTTCATATGTACCTCCCGTATTACTATAATCTCTATTACCTAATACTGTACCAGATACCCAATGTCTATGTTGGTTTAGCATTTGTTCTTGAAATTCCTGACCATTATAACCATTGAATGCTACACCGTCAATAATAAACATACCAGAAATAGACACATAACCCATAGATCTATTGGGGTCAAGTCCACGTCCTTTATCAAAGCCACGTATAAATCTTTGACGTAAATCAGGTATTTTAAATGTTGAATTACTAGTTCCACCAAACTTATTTCCTATATATGCATAGAGTTCAGGATAATCAGATACATAAAGTGTAAAACCATTACATTCAAGCCAGCCATATGGAACAGTCTCGGTCCCAAAATACATTATAGTTCCAACAGTATCATATAAACGTACTGTGTTTAATTCACTAATGTTCATTTATAATAAAAAAACATTAAAAAATAAAGATTTAATATTTTATGCACACCAAAAGAGCTAGATTGTAAGGTATTACTTCATTATTTATATTATAACCAGGGTCATCACGTGTAAAAATACCATAAGCATAATTTCTATCATCAGCCGAATAATACCCAGCACGTTCATCAGCTACAAGACCAAATCTTTGACTATTACCTGTTGTACCACTTTGATTGTGGTCATCTTGTGGAGCATACGATATCCAATGTTTATGAGTTTTGATACGTTCTTGTTGGTAATCGTTTTGAAGAGTTCTTCCACTATCTATTCCACGTCCATTATCTAAACATCGTATAAATTCACCTCGTAAATCTGGTATACTAAATGTACCAGATGCCTGACTAGAACCATTATAAGTATTTCCAATACATGTATAAAGATCTTGATAGTCATTAATATTCAAAGACGAACCGTCACACACCAACCAACCAATTGGTGGTGTTTCATTTGGAAAATAGGCTATTGCACCAACAAGATCAACAAATCTTTTATAAACTATGCTTTCAATGTTCATTTAACTCTAAGATAGAAAATATTTTAAATTTATATCATACGGCGGAATTTGAAGGTAAAGTTTCCAGAACCTGAACCTCCAGAAAGCCGCATTTGAAGTTTTAAAGTATTCGTGTTACCAAGTAATAATTGTGTTCTAATATATAAAACGTTCGATATATCATTACCCACACTATGTAATAGTACTTCATTATAATAATTACTATTTGTGACAGTATTGTGCCAGCTCATAAATCCCGTAAAAGTACTATAATATTGACCAAGCGTCCCATTATGACTAAATACCTGTATTATGTAGCTTCCAGTTGCGAGGTCACTACCTATTATTCCGGTGTCAATCCAAGACGTAGAAACAGAAAGATTAAGAGTAAAAGTTTTGATTTCGTCTACGTTAGGCGTAGTGCCTTCATTTAAAGTGAGACCTTGATGGCGTAATGTACCTGCTACATCGAGCTTTTCAGCAGGGCTATCAGTACCAATACCAACATTACCATCGTTACGTACATATAGTAAAATATTATTTGCACTATTATTAATAGCTAATGAGTAATACGAAGAAGAAGTATTATTGGTCTTTATAAAAACTCCGTATGTACTTCCATCAAAATATGCTTGTACATCAGAAGACCCAGAGTCACCATCCACCAAAATACCTCTTTTACCATTTGATGCAGTAACATGAAGTTTAGATTGAGGAGAATTATTTCCAATACCTACATTACCATCGTTGCGGACATAAAGTATATCAGTTGTAATAGTATCAGATGAATTTTGTAGGTGTAGTGCATATGTATTTACTAAATTAGACGAAGTTGCGTCATATGTATTAACAAGTAATCCATTTGTTCCTTTGTTAAATTCTACTTGAGGAACAGATAACCCACTTTTTCCATCAACATAAAGCATTTTGCTTGTACCACTCGTATACGGAACATGAATATGTAGATTAGCTTCCGGATCAGCAATATCTCCCATACCAATTTTTCCACTTGGATTTATTAACATCCTATTTCTTAAGAATTGTGTATGCGATGCTGTTGTTTCAAAATCTCCAACTGCAGTTCCTGTTGTTTGGAATAAATGACCACCGGTTGATGTGTATCGTATTCTGTCTGGACCTTCAGGATAAGCAGTAGTTCCATACTCATTGCCTTTATAAATAAATAATTCAGACTTACCAGTGTCATATTCTCGTTCTCCTATGTAAGTATGATTCCATTGACCAGCACCATCATCAGTTGTACCATAAAATGCAATATAATTACTGTTTCCACTAGTACCAACACGTAAATTTCCACGTACATCAAGAATTTCACCCGGACTCGACGTTCCAATACCAACGTTACCAACATTATTAATAATCATTCTATCTGTTGCACTAGTATTAGCAGCAGTTTCAAAATCACCTTCAGCTATATTATATTCATCTAGGTCATTATTCAATGTTTGAAATAAATGCCCACCAGCTGATGTAAAACGTATTCTATCAGGACCAGTATCATCAGCATATAAATTATATAATCCGCTATCATTCCCTTTCCATAACAATAACTCAGAGTTATCATCACCAGAATAAATACGTTCCCCTATAAATGTAGCATTCCTACTTTGATAACCATCAGTAGCTCCTGTACCGTGAAATGCAATATAATTGCTATCAGAATTACCAAGATACATATTTCCACGTATGTCCAGCTTAGCTTGTGGATCTAGTGTTCCAATACCAACATTTCCATTATTACTAACAGTAAACAAATTATTATTTGAATGATCTTGAATTAAAATACCATAATTAGTAGAAGAATTATTAATTGATTTAATAAATAAAACATTTTTACTTCCATTTAAATTTACTTGTGGAGAACTATTGGAATCTCCAGTTACATGAATAGCATTTTTACCACTTGATGCAACAATATGTAATAGGTTTGAAGGTGAATTAGTATTGATACCAAAATTAGAACCACCAACTAGTCCAGTAATTATATGACCGCCAGAACCAGGTTTTAATTCAATATTTCCAGAACTATTATAATTTTCAATTAACATATTTGAAGTAGAAACAGGATCATAACCAAAACTTCCATTAAGAGTAACACCGTCATTATAGAATTTTATGCTAGTATAACTACCAGCACCAGAACCATTAAGACGAATATTATTACCATTATTCATAATAGTTAATGAAAAATTAGTATCACCGTTAGAAGAACCAATAACCATTGAATTTGGAACTTCTAAAAAACCAGTACCATTAGGTTGAATAATAATATTTTGATTTGTATTAAAAGAACTAATAATATTATCTGAAACTTTTATATCTTTCATTCGAACAATACCAACACCATTTGGCATTAATTGTAAATCAAGATCTGTTAATAATGTATTTATAATACCATTATTAAAACCAACATTACCAAATGCAATAGCTCCAGTTCCATCCGGTCTAAAATTAATACTACCATTAGTATTTGTAGCAATAATATCATTACCATCAAATGCTAAATTTTGTATATAAACTTTTCCAGAACCAGACGATAAAAGTACTGTTGGATCTGTTGACATTTTACTATAGTATATAGATTTATTTTTCTGCATACATAAGACTGCATAAAAATTTAAATAAATATTTAATATTTATTTAATTAAAATAGTATTTCTTTATCCACAATGGTACGTACAGCCAACAAACGCAGCAACATATGCGTGTTCCAATGCTTCTAAGAATTCATCCTTAGATAACAGTGTACCATCTCCAAGCAAATAACGAACTTTGTATTTGTCTTCGTACACCATATTACCTTCGTTATCCAAAAGCTCGGTCCACTGTAATAGTCCCTCGTTATCAAGCAAGTTATCTCCGTTTTCATTCTTTAATATTGTCATCTTTGGAACTTGAGGCGGGTCAAAGTTACAGTTCATTGTAATCTTGGCTACCGTATAGTTATGCAGCAAGTCATCATCCTGCAAGCATCCATAGCCTGGTATATGCGAAGTAGTAATGTAGTCACCAGACTCCAAAAATTCACCAATACCAGA